GTCTATGCCCGCCTTTCAGTGAGCACACGAGGACAGGAGCCGCGCAGTATCACTCAGCCATTACCCCCAAGTGCGATACGGGTTGAAACTGTCGATGCAGTGGATGGTGCGCTACGTCTGTCTCGTGGCACGAAAAGTGGGTAGGGGCAAAAGGTAGTGCCTGGGAACGCTCGATGGGTCGAGCAAAAATATCCAGGTGGGTGAAACTCTCGGCAGGCTCAGCGGAGGTTTTCGGTTGTGAGGCGACCGGTCGGCCAGCCAAGCCCCCGGAGGAACTTTGCAAAAAACCCAAAACCTCCCGTAGTGCAGTTTGCATACAAACGTACTACTGTGCTACTGTGGTAACAACCTCCAGGAGAGGCCCCACACCAACGAGAGGCGACCATTGAGCGACCACCAGGACAACCTGCACAACACCCCCGTCACGATCACCCTGAGCCCCGTGAAGTCGGTGCAGGGGGTGAACACGACCACCACTATCGACGTGGACCAGGCCACTCACCCCGGCAATGCCGCGATCATCGCCGGGATCGGCTACCACACCATGCTGCGACGGCTTCCCGAGGAGGATCGGGTGGAAGTGCTGCGCAACGTGCTGAAGTCCATGCACCACAAGGCGGCGTACGCCTACGCCTCCGACTTCTTTCTGGCACTGAAGGAGACCCACTGATGCCTGAGTACGAGATCAAGGACCCGACCGACGAGCACGGCTACCTGCTCTACGAGCACCACAACGGCAAGTCGGTGCTGATCTTCGCCGCCGACACCTACGAGGAGGTGTACGAGCAGGCCAAGCTACGCGCCATGCTCCACATCTTCGCCACGAAGGGGGCCTGAGCATGGGAGCGATCCATGACGCGGCCTCGGCCCTGTGGCGCAGAATGCGCGAGGACTACGAGACGTTCCTGGAGGCGGAGTACCGGCGCGCGGAGGAGGCCACCGGCGGCGTGCTCGTCCGTGCGGAGTCCCGGTCGGTGACCAACGGCTTCAGTCTGTTCTCCGGCTCGGAGAGTTTCGCCTACAAGCACGCCTCGGAGGAGCTGGTGACCTACTGGATGGAGCACCCTCGGGTGAGCCTGACCGCCTTCGAGACGCAGTGGCTCTACACCCACGGGTTCAGTGCCTGACCATGAGCCGTACTACCCACACACCCCACAAGGAGACACACCATGATCGGTGACTTCAACAAGAACCCCTACGAGACCCTGCTCTCCCACGTCCTCCATTGGGGCGTGCCCCGTCCCGACCGCACGGGCACCGGCACCCTGTCGGTCTTCGGCGCGCAGTTGCGCTACGACATCTCGCGCTCGCTGCCCCTCATCACCACGAAGAAGGTCCACTGGAACTCGGTCGTGGGGGAACTGCTGTGGTTCCTCAGCGGCAGCACCAACGTCCGAGACCTTCAGAAGATGGGCGTGAGCATCTGGGACGAGTGGGCGGACGAGAACGGGGACCTCGGGCCGATCTATGGTCACCAGTGGCGCGACTGGGGCGCGAGCGAGCACTCCTTCGGCGTGGACCAGATCAAGAACGTGGTCGAGTCGATCCGCAAGGACCCCTTCGGTCGGCGTCACATCGTGTCGGCCTGGAACCCGCAGGACCTGGGCGACATGGCTCTGCCCCCGTGCCACGTGCTGTTCCAGTTCTACGTCCATGCCGACGAGCACGGCAAGCCTGAGCGGCTGTCCTGCCAGTTGTACCAGCGGTCGGCTGACCTGTTCCTGGGCGTGCCGTTCAACATCGCCTCGTACTCGTTGCTGACGTACATCATCGCCCACCACACGGGCCTGACTCCCCAGGACTTCGTGTGGACCGGCGGCGATGTGCATCTCTACAAGAACCACGTGGTCCAGGCCCGCGAGCAGATCACCCGTACGCCCCGTCCGTACCCCCGAGCGGTCATCACCGTCCCGCCCAAGCCGGACTTCGACTACTCGATCAACGACTTCAGCTTGATCGGGTACCACCCGTACCCGGCGCTCCCGGCGGAGGTGGCGGTGTGAACGAGTCTCCTGAGCTGTCCATGCCGTTGCTCTCGCCGGATTATGTCTGGGCGATTTCCCGCGCGCAGTCTGACTGTCCCGACCCGCAGGAGCGCGCTGTTCGCGTGAGCCTGATGGTGACCGCTGGTGACGGCGCGCTGGATGAGGTGGACTCGATGCTGCTGGGCTTCGACGTGGTGGAGATGCCCCCTATGTGGGAGGTTGCCCGTACTATCGAGGATGTTGGGCAGCTGCTGCTGAGGAGGCACCCGCTGGCTGTCTTTGACCCGACGCTTGACCCCTTCATCGGGGTCTACGCATCCGACGCATTTTCCAGAACCCATACGAAGTGAGGACTGAGATGAGCACCCGCAAGAAGTCGATCCCCCACCGCGACACGAAGGTCGATCCGGTGGAGAAGGCCGTGTTCGAGGACATCGTTGAGGATCAGGATCGCCACGGGGAGAACCTGCCTCCGGTGGATGCCGAGGAGGAGAAGCCCTCAGTCCGGTACCCGCAGATCGACGTGCTCCTGCCGGAGTCGATTCGTACTCAGGTCGCGGTCATCACCCGTGTCAAGCGTGCGCTGCGCAATCACCAGGTGCCGCACGATGAGCTGGAGGTGTTCGAGCGCGCGGCCTTCGACGGCGACATGGACCACACGATGAGCGTGGTCGAGTCCTGGGTGACCGTGGACGCTCGCTGACTGAAAGCCCCGCTGTCATGGCGGGGCTTTCGTCTGTCCCATGTTGTGAGGTACTACAAGAATGTGCTACACTTGTCCTACCAACGGAAAGGAATCCCATGAGTGACGCGATCAACCCCACCCACTACAAGAACACCCCACCGAACACCGACATCGTGGGTGAGTGCATCGACTACTCCGAGAAGTTGGGCTTCTGCCTGGGCAACGCCTTCAAGTACATCTGGCGCGCCGGGCTGAAGGGCCCCTTCGAGGAGGATCTGAACAAGGGCCTCTGGTACATGTCCCGGTTCCTGGCTCAGCCCGACCCCTACCCCACGCTGTTCACCCACCTGATGTACCGCCAGGGGTACAACTCGAACACGCTCATCACGCCCCGCGCCTACTGTCTGGAGATGCTCTGCACGGGAACACCCCGCTCCGTAGGATCGGCGTCTGTGATCGTCACCCAGGCGCTGGAGATCCCCGAGGCCCGCGCTCGGTTCGACGTCCGAGTGGTGGCATGAGCGGCGAGGTTGACCTCCCCGAGGGGATGAAGCACGGCAACCGCAGCGCCTACCTGAAGTACAAGTGCCGGTGTGAGGACTGTCGGGCCGCGCAGACGGACTACACGGCGCAGTGGCGCAAGCGCCGCCGCATCCAGACGCAGGACGGCACCCTTCCGGCTGACTACTCGGCCATCCGCGTGCGCGAGCTGCTTCAGCGCATGTCTGTGGAGGACCTGATACGGCGGGTGGGCCTGTCCCGTTCCACGATCCACGGCCTGGCTTCCCTGGAGGCTGGTTCGGACGCCCGTGTCAGCCCCCGCGTGGAGACCGCTCTGCGCACCCTCACGTCGATCTACTCGCTGAGCGAGACGGATTCACGAGTCGATGCAGATCCGACGATCCGCAGGGTCCAGCACCTCCGGTTGCTGGGCTACTCCGGCCACGAGATCGCCAAGACCTCGGGCCTTCGACCCAAGACGATCTACTCCATCCTGCGTACGCAGCAGACGGTCAAGAAGTCGACGGCAGACGCGATTCGGGATGCTCATGAGCGCCTGTCCAAGAACGTGTCCCTGTCGGTCTTTGCCCCCCGCATCAGTGCTGAGGCGTCCGCCCTCGGCTATACCCCCTACGAGGAGAAGAAGAACAAGTGACCCACCTGGTCGAAGCAATCAACTGGAACCGCATCCAGGACGAGAAGGACGTCGAAATCTGGAATCGTCTCACGAGCAACTTCTGGCTCCCGGAGAAGGTTCCGCTGTCCAACGACGCCCCGACGTGGGGGCAGATGCGCGACGAGGAGAAGATCGTCACCATGCGGGTCTTCGCTGGCCTGACGCTCCTGGACACGATTCAGGGCACGGTCGGCGCGGTCTCGCTGATCCCTGATGCGATCACCCCGCACGAGGAGGCAGTGCTGACGAACATCGCGTTCATGGAGTCGGTGCATGCGAAGTCGTACTCCTCGATCTTCTCCACCCTGGCCTCCACCAAGGAGATCGACCAGGCGTTCCAGTGGTCGAAGGACAACAAGCAGTTGCAGCGCAAGGCGGAGCTGATCGTGGCTCGTTACGACGGTGACGACCCCTACAAGCGCAAGATCGCCTCCACTCTCCTGGAGTCCTTCCTGTTCTACTCGGGCTTCTACTGGCCGATGTACCTCACCTCGCGCGGGAAGCTGACGAACACGGCGGACCTGGTGCGGCTCATCATCCGGGACGAGGCGGTCCACGGCTACTACATCGGCTACAAGTTCCAGCGGAACACGGAGACGCTTTCTCCCGAGCGGAGGGACTACTACCAGTCCTTCACCGTGGACCTGCTGATGGAGTTGTACGAGAACGAGCGCGACTACACTCGGCACCTGTATGGGGAGATCGGGCTGGTGGAGGACGTCGAAGCGTTCCTCGCGTACAACGCGAACAAGGCGATGATGAACCTGGGCTATGACCCGCTGTTCCCCGCCGACATGACGGCTGTCAACCCGGCGATCCTCGCCGCGCTGTCGCCGTCGTCCAACGAGAACCATGACTTCTTCTCCGGTTCGGGTTCGTCCTACGTGATCGGCAAGAAGGTGTCCACTGAAGATGACGACTGGGAGTTCTGATGACCACCATGAACGTGAACGTTGACCTTGTGCCGGGTGTCTCGGAGAAGTACATGCCGACCTTCAAGACGGCGGGCGCTGCTGGTGCCGACGTCCGGGCGCGTGTGGACGTGGACCTCCTCGAAGGGGAGATGTCCCTGGTGCCCCTGGGCTTCCGCATCGAGGTTCCCGAGGGCTACGTGGCGAAGTTGTACCCCCGCTCGGGCCTGTCCACCAAGATGGGCCTGACGCTCATCAACTCGGTCGGACTGGTGGACTCGGACTTCCGGGGCGAAGTCCTTGCGCCGGTGTTCAAGGCGACCCCTGGCCGATCCGTCCTGAAGGCGGGTGCGCACATCGCCCAGATGGTGATCGAGCCGGTCCCGCCGGTGACCTACGTCCAGTCCTCGGAACTTTCTGAGACGGATCGTGGCGAAGGGGGTTTCGGATCGACGGGGGTGTGGTAACCTTCTTCGTAGATCAGGTTCTCCTTCGTGTCTGATCTCTGAGCCCGTTGGCTGGGGTTCCTCCTGTGCTGAAAGCCCCGGTATCTTCTTCCCCCTCTGGGAGATACCGGGGCTTTTGGGTGTCTGTAGACTGGAGTCAATCCCACTGTAAGGAGTGCAGCATGGCTGACCGTAAGCCCAAGATCGGTGACAACATCCTGGTGACCCTGCCCGGTCCCGA